AAGATGAAGTTGAAGATGAAGTTGAAGATGAAGTTGAAGATGAAGTTGAAGATGAAGTTGAAGATGAAGTTGAAGATGAAGTTGAAGAAGAAAACTAAAAAATATTTATTGATATTTGGAATATCAATAAATCATTTAAAAATTACAAAACTAAAATAAAATGAACTCTAAAAACGAAAATTCTGCAAGCAAAGAAACTGTCTTTGAAGGTACCAACACGCCTGTAAAATCTAAATTACCCGAACTTTCCCACAATATGGTAGGAAGATATGTCGCATTTATGGAAACCAATGACAAGGAATGTGAAAGTTGGTACTACTTTATTAAATATGATGGTAATGAAACTAACCTTAAATTCCTCCAGCGCCAACTAGAAAAGGTTGATTGGCACATTATGGAAGATCTGAGCACATTCGACCTTGATTTAGAACACTTCGTTTCAGCTGTAACCGCTAAAGAAATGACCAAACTAGAACTCAACGCTCAATCCTTCCATAGAAAATTCGACGGAACTCTACAAAAAATTAACCTTGGATTCCGCAAAAAGGACAGCGACGAAACTATGATATGTAAAACATTCGACATGCTCGGCTACGGACAAATAGAAGATTGGGTAGACCTTGAAGATATAGATGAAGAAGATCTCACAGACACAGAACAAAGATCAAGCGACGAAGATGAAAGTGAAAACAGCGGTAGCGACGATGAAGATGAAACTGAAGATGAAACTGAAGATGAAACTGAAGATGAAGATGAAGATGAAGATGAAGATGAAGATGAAAACAGCGGTAGACACGAAGATGAAGAGAAACACATGAAAAGAAAAGAAGATAGGGTGGATTCTCACAATCAAAAATCCAGTTCAAAAGAACGAAACTCTAAAATTCATACTACCGTATTCCCTAAACATCACAGTAGCATCCCCCAATCTCTACTTAGCACAGAAACTAGAATGCCTATCAAAAGGAATAATAAAACTAAACTTCGCAAAAGTCGATAAAGTCTAAGATAATAATATCCTCATATATATCATTAAAACTACTTCGTTATCAATAACAAACTGGATTAAGTACACACTAATTTTCAATTTTCATCATCCCTGGAACTAACACACCCTCGCTTCTTACCTATATCCCATATTTCATTCTCCCCAGGAACTAACACACCCACCCCTCCGTACTTACCTATATCCCACATTTGATCCCCAACTGACATCACTGTATTATACCCTCTTTCTGCAACATTCTTACGCGCTTCTTCCTTATACTTCCAAATATCATTACTTCCTTCAGGACGAAAATACATAATCTTATATCCAACTATTTCACAATTAAAAAGTTGTTCTTTAGTCCACTCTATATTATATTCATACCCGGGTCTTGCAGTTATTATAATAGGTGATATACCCCTAACTAAGGCATAGTTATACAAAGTTATTACAGGGGTCTTACTCTGTCCAGATATACTATTTATAAGTGTTGAATCTATATCAAAAATAATAGAAGGATTTGGCGGCATATCCATACTGCTCAACTTATTCATTGCATTTGCCACTATATCTGTCAATCTATCATTATATTGTCTCTTATTCATACTTTACTTATTTTCAATATTTATTTATATTGAAAATTTTAAGAAAACGTGCTCGACATATCACTCACAATATTCTTAAACAAAGGAACTAACTCACCCTCAGAAGCCTTCTGAAACAACTCTATCTTCTCGCTATAAGCAGCCAACGTATCTAAATCATTCGTCTTCGCAAACTCAACCATACTCAAAGCTAACACTCTCTGCTTATGCTCGGAACTCAACTTAGGTGTAATCAAGAAAGCCAACACCTTGGATAATCCAACATCCTTTATTATCCTCTGCCCTTTCGTCTTAGTTACTACACCCCCTATATCATCATCCTTTATATCATCTGATATCTTCGAGATAAATTTCTGCCTAGACGAATCTGAACACACTAACACATCCTTTAAAAAATTGGTTAGTGCTGCCCCATAAGATTCCCTTGTATTAGGTGCTACTATTACCTCGTCTGTTATATATTCTTGAAGAAGACTCTGGTGTTCTATAGACAAAGGTTTTTTGTTCTCCAATATAAGAGTGTAGTTTTTGTTATTGATTGTTGTATGATTTTCTAGTGATTTGTTTAGAGCTTTTTCTATAATACTCTCATACTTAATATTTTTCTCTTCAAGTTTTTCAATTATTTTATCCTTTTCTTCTATTTTTTCGTCTTTGCTATCTATTATAAGTTGTAGATTAGTATTAATATAACGAAGTTTTTCTAACTCTCGACGATACTCCATAAACTCTTCATTTTGTTCGTGAGAAATGATATGAGTACATAAATTATCTTTACGAGTAAATTTCTTACCACAATATTTACAAACATATTTCTCTTCTATTTCTTTACCTTGTATTTTAAGACAATATTTAGCATTTGTTTGATGTTTTTTGAGGTTACTTTTATCACTGAAAGTTTTTTTACAAAATTGACATTCCATTACTTATAGTCTTAAATATATTCTTTAAACTTAGTCCTTAAAATTAAGGAATAGTTAAGGACTAAAAAGGACGACCTGAAACCTTGTTCACCTTGATTTTTGAACTTTTGGAAATTCCGATCGATTTCTGTGTGTGTACCTTTTTTTACTATTGACTTTTCTAAAAACTTGAGAATTGTTTTTAGAAACTTATCTTCTCCTGGATAACTTTGTAATTAAATTATAAAATTAACATTCTAAGGATTTTTATTCTATATAGTACACTTTAAAAGTCTTCTTGCTTAACACCTTCTCCATCCACAAATTCCCTTTTAATTTTTGGTAAACTTTCAAAAAGTACGTTTATTCTACTGTTATTTTGAGGTAAAATGGCTACTACTCTTAATACAATACAACATATAGAGTCTTCCATATCCATTTTTGATACCCAAGCATGTGTGGTAGACGGTAGAGTTAGATTTCTTCTTGATGTAACATAAGTTGGATGCTCAGGTATTTCTTCTCCTTTGGGATAACTACTTCTAATCCATCCATTATAATTCGCAGATCCTCTATTTTCAGATGTGTTGTCGTCGCCTTCATTTACATTTTTCCTGTCGTGTACAAACGGAACTAAATGATCCCATTGACCTTTGTCGTTTAGTGCTCCTATAAATAAGTCAAACATTAATTGACTACCGTGATTTTCACTATCATCAATACCACCTAAAAGTACACGGATTTTACCTTGTGTCAATGTTATTTTGTCACAATGTGGAATGAAATATTTACTTATTCTATGATAAGATATACTACGTCCATCATCTCCTCGATTTAAACACTGAGGTCTTAATATTTCTGCACTTTCCGCATTTGCTTCATATCTTGCAAAATTCTTTCCTCGTATTAGGTCTTTAAAGCTAAGCCTATAGTCTGGATAATCTGGATTATCGTTATTCTTTGAAGTATATACGTCGTTTATATTATATCTTCTCTTTCTATAGTGTCCACCAGTTGTTCCGTCACTTAATTGTTGCGATGTATGTAAAAACATAAGACATGGATCATAATCTGATAGTGGTTGTGGCTCCGATAATTTAGTTATAGGTAAACTAACGTCTGTTATATCGTCTCTTATATAACAATCTCCTGCGTCATTAGAGTCAAGATATGTCGTATCCTTTAAATCAGAACCATATGACATAGAATCAATATAATCTTTACACGGTACTTTATTATCGTCATCGTCACCGTCACCAACTTCTTCTTCTTCTTCTTCTTCTTCTTCTTCTTCATCTTCTTCTTCTTCTTCTTCTTCTTCTTCTTCTTCATCTTCTTCTTCTTCTTCATCTTCTTCATCTTCTTCTTCATTTTCTTCTTCTTCTTCATTTTCTTCTTCATCTTCTTCATCTTCTTCTTCTTCTCCGTCACTTTCGTCTTTTACTTTTTCATTATCAGCATCTCCGTCTTTATTTATGAAATAATAGAGAGATGCTCCTATAATTATGATTAAACAAACAAATAAAAAACCAATCAAAACAATAAGCCAAATTGGTTTTTTATTTGTTTCCGTTTCCGTTTCATTTCCCATTTTTATAATAATATAGCAAAATAATTTATTTAAATTATTTTCCATATAGAATGCGTTAATTAAAATAAATATCCATTGTTCAACAATTCCTTCTTCAAAAACCTTTCTATATCTTTCTGCTTAATGAAATATGGAACTTCTATCAAAGTAATTCCTTTGTCCTTACACATTCTCCTTTTAATTTCATCTCTATACTTACCGTTTAAAAAGGCATCCTTGTTTTTATGGAAGAAAGGAATATAATTATAATGTTGTTCTCCTTGATATTCTGTTGCAAGTTTTAGTTCAGGGTTATAACAATCTAACTCAAGATTGAAGTTTCCACCTGTTACTGGGTTTCTTAAGAAATCAGGACGGGCCTTGTTAAAGGGTTTTTTAAATGTTTCTTGTAGTACTCGTCGGCACTCAAGTTCACCTTTGCTATCTTTGGGGGGGTCTCGAGATTTCCAGGTTTTATTTAAAAGCTTATGTTCGTTGGGATTATAATAGTATGATTTCGTCCAGGTTCCAGACTTTCCAGTACATTTACGGTATATAAACAATATAAAAAAGAAAGCTATACAAAGACCAAGGACAATTTCGAATCCGTTATCTTCCCATATTTCGCTAATTTTTGAAAAACTTATCATTTTATTATATGCAAATTTTTATTTTACAAATCCGCTATCTATATTATACGCTGTCTCATAACTAAAGAACAATGTTTATATTAGCAATATGACCGGTATAATTTAGACAATTTCAATATTTTATTCTAAAATAGGTATATTTTTCCTACATAGAGGGCATTCTGGTTTGTACTGGCCTGCTTCCATTATACAAGTGGTATGGAACACGTGTTTACAATCATTTAATACAGAAACCATTTCATCGTCTTTAAATTTATCCAAACAAATAGCACATCCTGTATTGTGCTTACTGATGATGGATTTGTATGTTTGCGATGAGATGTTAAGTACTGTATCTCTTTTTTCGTTTGAGTTAGAGTTCATGCTTTCTTCAAGTGTTCTGTTTAATATATTTTCTGAAATGAAGCTTTGTTGATAAAGACTAATTGGGAATTCGCTAGATAGTAGTGAGATGGATATAAATGTTTCCATAGCGTCATTAGTATTTGAATAAAAACTATCATTCAGAAGATTATTAAGAATAAAAGACGTGAAATCAGTTTCTACATCTACATCTACATCTACATCATGTATATTGAAGTTGATATTTTGAGACATTATCTTTACTATATGTTTAGTATCTTATAAATATATTTTAAAAAATAAAGAATGTTTCTGAATGGTATGAAGATAACCTACCTAGAATCTTCATAACCTTATACCTAACAATAATGTGTATTGTCACATATTTAAGATGACTACCTTAAATATTAGTATAATTCCAAACAATCCTCAAAAAAAAGGATTTAGGTTAAAGCCTAATTGCTCAAAAAGAACTTTGCAAATGTCGTCGTGGAAGGACTTTCGGTCGATAGTTTTCAAGATTGCGAAATCTTCTTTTACACAAGGATGTTTGTGTCTTGTGAGAAGTTGATATAGGACGTATTGAGTATTAATAAAATTCTTTCTATCAATATTTTTGAACATTTTGTCGTACAGTTCAGTCAAAGAGTCAAAGTCGTCCAGTAGGATATCTTCAAGATGACTAATATCATCCGGTTTGACACCGGTTAGATTATAATAGATTAGGTTTATGTTTTCGTAGTGCTTAGTGTAGTCAAGTTCCTTTAAGAACATACCAACATGTTCTTTAGTGATGTTTTTGAATCTAATTTCTTTAGGGGTGTCTGTGTCGCCTTCGAGAAGGTGGTGGAGTTCGAATTGTCTCTCAAGATCGTCATAGACTTTTTGCAGTATGGTTGAGTTTTGTTTTCCTTGGTATTGGTTTATACAATCTCTGAAATGAACTTTTCTGTCATACATGTATCTTGAAGAGATGTTGACTCTGTCTATGTCTCTGTAGGATGAGATGTGTTTGAGAACGACTTGTTGGGAGGAGCAGAAGATACATACGTATATATTTCCGTCCAGTATGTCGAATTCTTTTTTGTTTTTACAGTTGTTACAGATTATTCTGTATTTTTTTTCAGGGGTTTCTATTTTTATATCGATATATTTTCGTGCGACTTGTATGTATTCTTTGACGATTTTTTGTTTTTCTTTATCGTTTTTCACGGGTTTACCCATGAATGACATTCTTATTGGGGATTCTAAAATACTTCTGTACTTATCAATGATAGCAGCGCTTTCCATTATGTAGAAGTTATAAGTGGATGAGTTTTTAATATCACTGATTTTTTTAAGTAGTGACTCTTTTCCTTTTTCAAGAGTGGCACGAACACGGGGACGAATGTTTTCCAGTTCAAGACTTCGTTCTATATCTTGGAGTTTCTCTACGTGCTCAGGAAGTTTTTCAATTTCGTTTTCGAAATTACTATGGATAGAAGCGTCTATGCTTAAAATATCCTGCTCCGACATTATCTTTCTTACTTTCTCATATTATTTAAACCCGCTTTTCAATCTTCCTACATTGAAAAGGTCTGTGAAGATTGAAAAGAGAGACAAATACTCCTTCGTTTATAGTCAAGTATTTGTCTCTCTTTACTTCCGATACCATATTAAACTCATAATCTCTTTCAACTGATTATAATCAAACTTCTCGTTTTCATACAATTCATATTATATTCTTACTCGTCATTCAGAAAGTATTCAATATTATCATATAAATCTTGGTCTTTATTACTATTGTATAGCTATTGCAAAAGAACTCGTGTAATTTGGCTATTTCCAAAAGATCTGTAATTTGTTATCAATTTCTTAAAAATTACAGATTTTATTCATACTCAACATTTCTTTCAATTGATTATAATCAAACTTACCTTCTCTATACAATTCGTATATTATCTTCTTCTCCTCAAACCAAAGTTTTTTATCTAACTCTTCATCTTCTCTATCTTCCTCTATATATTCTCCATTCAAATATTCGCGCAAATTATCACAAACTAAATTATACTCTTCTTCAGTCGCAATAAAACATTCCTTCTTTTTATAATAATCAATACCTATTCCCATACTCGATACTATTCTCTTCAATCTCTTTTCAGCACCAGCCGCTTGAGAACGATTCTTACAAGTAAATACATCTAACATACAAATATTATTCATCAACCTATCGTACTCGTGACTATCTAAACGATTAGAAACATTTGAAGACACGCCAAATTTATAATAAATCTTTCCACTTTCAACAACATACTTTCCAGTCGGAGAAAAAGAAAAAATATAAACTACATCCTTCTTGTCATACGGTCTCACATCTATCCCTATTCTTCTACTCATCTCTTCCTTTAGTTCATCACTACTCATCTCATTTCCCAAAGTTACCGAACCCGTTAAACATATCTCTCTCACCCACCTTGAAACCTTTAAAGAAAATTCTGGTGAAATCCACTGTGCTAATTGAACCGCCAAATCAGGGTGAATCCAAGAACCTTGAGTGAATTTAGATGTGTTACCTTTCTTCACGTCAATTAATTGTGATGATATGATCCCCGTATCATTTTCAAGAGCCTGTAATAACCTTGTTGTTGAATCAAGACGTTTCCAATCATTAAACTTCTTTCTACCTGCTTTACACAATTGTGTAGCGTTTATATATCTATCTTGTTGCCGTGCCAATACAATTACTCCACTTAACTCAATAGAACTTGAATTGTGATTTTTTATTTCTTGAACTTCTTTTGTTTGTTCAATTCCGTCGGTAAAATTTACAGAAACTGTTGGGGATACTTCTTCTTCAACTTTTTCATCAACTTTTTCTTCAACTTTTTCTTCAACTTTTTCTTCAACTTTTTCTTCAACTTTTTCTTCAACTTTTTCTTCAACTTTTTCTTCAACTTTTTCTTCAACTTTTTCTTCGTCGTTTA